GATGGCGCGCGCGAGGTCCAGCCGCGTCGCCGCGTTCTCCTCGATCCGCTCCTCGCGGAGCGCCTTCTCCGCCCTGTCCTCGTTCTGCAATACGCGCCGCTGCGCCTGGGCGAGCAGGATCTCGCGCTGCTCGGGCAGCATGTCTCGCAGAAACGGGTCATCGTCCTCGAGGGCCTCGACGGCGGCCGCCGCGTTCTGGTTGATGAGGGCTCGGGCATAGGCACCGCTGCGACGACGCGCCGAGGCGTTCTTGAGCGTCTGGGCGACGGCCGGGCTCATGTCGCCCTCGGCGACGGCTAGCCCGATATTCGTGTTGATCTCGCCGAGCGCGTTGATTCGGCACTGGTCATCGTCCTCGCCACACAGGCCGTAGGTGATTTCCAGCGCCCGGACGTTGGCGACGACAGAGGCCGCGCGCTGCTGCTGGGCGTTCTTCGCGAGCCTCGACTGGAGCTCGCCCGACCTGGTCGTGCGTGTCCGATCGGCGAACGCGGACACCTCGTCGAACACGTCCTCGTCGGTGATGGCATCGAGGATCGGCCGGGTCGCTTCCTGGAAGCGCGCCTCATAGGCCCCGACGTCGGGGTTGGCGTCGCCGGCAAACTCGGCCGCGAGTACGTTGGCCGCCTCGGCGATCGCCGTCTGCCCGTCGAGCCGGGCCTTACGCTGCTCGAGCTTGGTCTGCCTGGCCTGCTCGGCACGCACCTCGGCCTCGAACCGCTTGACCTCCTCGGTCGCGGCCCGCGCCGGTGCCGCGGCCGTCGCGAGCGACGTCTGCGACGCCTGACCGAGGCCTCGAGCCGCCCGCCGGCGAGGGATGTCACCGAAACTCATACGCCCCTCGAGACCGGCAGGCGCCCGCCTCCAGTCGGAGCGGCGCCCAGCGGCGTCCGGGTTCTGGGCGTCGCGTTGCGGGACCGCTGGATCCCGCCGAGCACACTACCCGTACCGCGGACGATGCTGGCGATCAGCGCAGCGGTGCCCTGGTTCTCCGAGACAACCGCCGCGGCATCGAAACCGAACTTGGCACGCAACGCGTCCACCTCGGTCTCGACCGCATCGGCGAGGATGATGTCCAGGGCGCTGCCTGTCACCGTGGTCGCGGCGGCCCGCTGCGCACCCTCGAGCGCGCGGCCCTCGCGCCTCACGTCGTCCGCGGCGAGTAGTCCGAGCTCCTCCGCCAGGTCGGCGTTGGCTTGCGCCTGCCGGTTGGCCGCGACGCCGCCGAGGATCTGCGTCAGGCCGCTGATCGCCGAAAGGCCGGAGGCAGTGTCGAATCCGCCGGCGCCTGCCCCAAGGAGGCTCGGGTCCCCCACTATTGACACCTCGCGTAAAGGTCACAGGGCTCGGCATTGATACCGTAGTTGCGCATCAAACCCTCCCACTCGAACCCGAGACGCTGGATCCAGCGGTGCCCCGCCTCGTGGTCGTGGTCGACCACAGCCTCGACGCGGCGGAGCGTGAGCTTCTGGATGAAGTCCTCGAGCTCGCCGCGGATGACCCTGTGCAGGGTCTTGGGCCGGCGCTCGAGCACCTCGGTCGTCAACATCGTCCAGGCCCGGACGCAGCCAGGCCACATCGGCCAGAACCCGAAACAGGCCAGGATGCGCGGCTCGGCCGGCAGGATCGGGTCTGAAATATCGGTTGGAAAATCGGTCTCGATGATCGTGCGGGCGACGTGGGTGAGCATCCAGGAGCCCGCGTCGTGCTGCTGCTCGACCATCTGGAGGATGGAGCGCTGCGCATCCTTGTCGCCGTAGTCGATCCCGACCAGGTGGTGCAACGCGGCGGGGACTACGCGGATCAATTTCTCTGCCCCCTCTCGGACTGCTGGCCTGGTGCGATGAGCGCCACGAGCGAGAAGGGCAGCGGATCCTCCTGCACGATCGACACCTCGCCGTAGGTTTCCCAGGGCGCGTCGATCGCGACCTCAATGTCGCCCGTGAAGGGCGGCGGGATCTCGCCGAGTAGGGGCTCCTCGGGCAGAAGGAGCTCGGCCAGGAGCTCCTGATTCCGAAGGTCGGACCCGAACGAGCCGCCCATCGACTGATTGAGCCGCAAGATGAGGTGGTCGAACCGCTTGAGCTTGCCCTCCCCCGAGCCCTCGGCATCCGGGATCGAGAGCCGCAGCGATTCCCACAGCGTCCTGAATCCCAGGCCCACGTGAATTTTGCCGGCCGTGGCACCGTTCGGAAGCGTCACCGTGCCTGTGCCCGAGACAACGAGCGCCCGATAGACGACGGCGTCCGCGAGGACATCGACCCGCTCGCCGGCCAGGTGTAGAAGGCCGGTGATGGTGTTTATCGGTGTCCCGACATAGGTGAGTCCACCGTCCAGGAAGAAAGCGTCCTCGAGCACGTCGCCACCGGGCAACGTGTCCTGGGCGAAGTGGTCCTCTTGGAACTCGACGTATCGCCGCACGGTGCCGTTGATGGTGCGGCGGACAATGAGCCACTTCTGATCGTGCGCGCGATTCGGCCTCCCGACGCCAGACGGGTCTCCTGTTGGGGACGGAATGACAGCAACCGACTCGATGATGGCATGGCCCGAGGCGCCAAACGTGCCGCCGGCAGTGCCGCCCGTGGTCGTCAGGTCGATGCGCGCCAGGTCGTCCTCCGCGTTGAACAGGTTTGTGAAAAACGCCAGCGTGTCCGCGTCCACCTTGCGCACGAAATAGTCGATGTTCTCGGCGAGCCCGGTGGGCAGCGCGGAGCCCGCGAGCGCCTTGAAGCGAACCGTCGTGCCGGTCTTGAGGCCGTGCGCCGTCTCGGCGATGGTGTCGTCGCTCGCGTTGACATCGCCCTGGGCGTAGGTCTTGTCGAATGCCGGCACGTTCGAGCCGCCTGAAATGTCTCGTCCCCAGCCGGAAATCTGCTGTTTCCGAATGTGCGTCAGGTTCGCCATCTCTCCATCTGCCCGGACGGCGTGATACTCATTCCAGGGCTCCGGGGAGTAGTCGACGGCGACAATACCCGAGCGCGTGATATGGCTCGCAAGCAGCGTCAGGTCGCGAGCGTCGTAGTCGTCCCCCTCGAATTCGTACCCGAGCGAGAGGATCTTGAGGGCTGTCTGGCTGACGTAGAGCGTGCGGTTGTCGACCGCCACAGGGACGATCGGCGCCGAACCCCGCTCGAAACTCTTGCGCATCTTGAAGTTGGCCGGCGTGGTCGCCGTGTCGAGCGGGACACCGTCCGACCAGTTGGCCGAGCTCGTGCCGGCGACCAGGGTGCGGGTCGACAGGATCCAGTGGATTACGTTGACCTTCGTGGCTCCCAGGTCGTAGGAAATGCCGCTGTCGGCGTTGACCAGGTCGTCGAGCTCGGAAGGCGTCGCGGTCACGTTGCCGCTCGGGCTCATCGCCTCGAAATCGGAGGATTTGCTCCCGAACACCGTCTGCGGATCGCCCGGATTGCTGGTGAACCAAAGACGATTCTTGTCGAACGTGACCCCGCGCGGGAATCCACGTTCGGGATCGGAAGACCAGTTCCCCAGGCGCCACGCCGCGGTGCCGCTCGCCGCCTGGAAATCGGATTTCACGGTGGCCTCGCACGTCGGCTGCGGCGTGTTCGCGCCGTGCAGAGTGTGCACGCCGCCGCCGCCTGCGGAGTCGATCCCGTTGATCGTGCCGCCGCGAGACGTCGCCAGCGTGAGCGAGTTGGGGTCCACGAAGCCCACGAAATAGTTGACGTTCTCGACCAGGCCGTCAGGCAGCGCCCCGCCGTCGTTCGTCGCTTGCAGCGGGCCCTCGCCGCCCGTGTAGCCGTGGCCGACGATGTCGATAACCGAGCTCGTAACCCGGTGCCCCGTCCCCGTGCCGGCGATGGTGATGTCGATTTGGCTGGTGTCCGCGATCGAGTCAGCCCGCGTGTTGTAGAAGCGCAGCAAAGTGCCCGAGACCGCCCGGACGTAGTAGTCGGTGTCCTCGAAAATCGGCGTTGGCAAGGTGCCACCACCGGAGGAAATCTTGAAGCGGACGAGCTCTCCCGTGTCCATGCCATGACCGGCGCCGGCCTCGTCGATCTGGTCGTTGCCGACGTCGACGTCCACGGGGTCGAAGTTGAATCCCTCGATGTCCGTGTCCTGAAAGGTGATCGGGTTGACGGATGTAATCTGCGCATAGCCCCAATGCGAGCCCGCGCGAATACGGACCAGCCGGTTGACGTCCGACCCCAGGAAAATGGCAGTGCTGGCCGTGATGGTGATGGCTCCAGACGTGCCGTCAGGCGTGAGGGTGGTAGGCGTGACGTTCTCTGGCAGGTATGGCCCGTCGATGAAGACGACGTCCTCGAGCCAGAACCCAGACTCCGAGAACCGCCGCAGCTTGGCCGGTGGGAAGTTGGGGTGAGTGACGTAGAGCACGTCGGCGGATTGCGCGAAAGCCAGTTGGTCGAGGTCCGCGGTTCGGTAGCGGGTAGCAACCTCCACCCGGCCGACAGGCGCCTGTGGCGTCAGAGTGTGGAGCCCGACGCCGCCATCTGTGATACCTGGTGCCGGCGGGCCTGTCTGCGAGACCGATAGGCGAAATTGGTTGCGCTGGTATTCGTCGGTCGGCGCGAGTGTGTGGACGCCAGTGCCGCCGCCCGTAAGATTTTCCTTGCCTCCGCCGGGGCTCAGTGACAGGCCGAACCGAGTCGCGCTCACGCGGACGATGAAGTAGTCGGTGTCGGCCAGCAGGCCCGCCGGCAGCGTGACCGTGGTGGTCATCCGAAACGGTCCCATCCGATCCGAGTATTCATGCCCCGCCGGCACGTCGATCTCGTCGGCGGCGCCGGTGATGACCTGGGCCGGCAGGAACGTCGTGATGTGTGCGATACGGACGAAGTAGAGGTCGGCGTCATTCAGGCCGGCTGGCAGTGTGTCGTCGGTCGAAATCAGGAACGGACCATCGCCCTCCAGGTAGCCGTGGCCGATCGCAGAGAACTCGTCCGGGATGTCGGCGACGTCCACCGATGCCCGGATGCCTGCGAGCGTCGGGATCGGCAGGAAACCCTCGTCACGAAAGATTCGGATATAGCGATCGCCAAACTCGAGCACGTAGGCCTGTTCGTCCGAGAACACGAACGGATAGATCCGGGTCTTGGCGGTCGACTCCTTCACCTCCGAGACGAACCGCGAGCCCGACCGGCGGACCAGGACGCCCTCGGGCGCGATGTGCCAATTCTCTACGGTGCGATTGGCTCGCGGGTATTCCCCGATGTCGGTGCGGCCCGCCATCGTGGGCGACCACTCGCCGGCGTTGAAACTGTTCTTGATGGGTGCCAGGCGGGCCATCAGCGCGGATCCTCGCGGCCGCGGGACCGCTCCCACTCGCCGGCGTCGATTTCGAGGGGGAGGCTCTCCTGGCCGTTGGCCGTCCGAGCCTGGCGGATCCGGTGCTGCAAGATCGAGAACACGAGCTCGAGCTTACCGGAAGATCCCGTCAGGGGTTCCGCGAGCTCCACGGCGAGGGCGGCCGCGAAGGACTGGCGGAAGAGGACGTCCATTAGTTTCGGGTTCGTCACCCTGGCGATGTAGGTGATGTCGAGGGGGGCCCGGATGTGTGTGAGCACCTTCCGGCCCTCCAGGACGTACCCATATCCAAACTCATCGTCGACTGTGAGCAACCGGAGGCAGTCGTTGGGGAGCGTGGCCTGGCTGCCGTAGCCGTACAGCGGTGCCTCTGCGTCGGCAGCAAGGCGGACCCGCTTGGTTGCGAAGATCCAGGGCATCGCGCGCAGCAGGTCGTCGCGCACGTCTGCGAATCTGTCCTTACAGAGCTTGGCGGTTTTGCTCCTCTCGTCGAGGCTCGAGATGCGACGCTCGCCGATCAGCACGAGTGCCGCGTTGGCGATCGTCGTCTCGCTCGGCTCGGCCTGGACGCCCCGGTCGACCAGGTGCACCGTCAACTGCTGGGTGTCGACGTCTCCCCAGATATTCGCCACCCGGACGTTGAAGACGTAATCGCCGGTTGGCTGCTGGGCCGTGTCTACCCAACTGACCACCCCGGTCGTTGCGTCGATCGTCATGCCGCGAGGTCCATCGTCGAGGGTGAACGTGAGCGGCACACTCAGCGGGTCATCCGTGGCCGTAACGGCGTGGTCGTTCCAGGTCTCGCCACGAAACGCCGCGGTGGCCGGGTTGCCGCTGGTGATGACGGGGGCGAGGGTGGTGAAGTCGAGGAACAGCTTGGGACGGTTCGCGGCCGTGACGTGGTCACTGAAAAACGGGTGGATGTCTGCCGCGCCCGCCGGCAGGAAAATCGGGTCGATGATGATGCCGATCCGACGCGAGCCACCGCTGATCCAGGCGCCAACAAAGAGCAGCATATTATTCATCGAGTGATCGACTGTGTAGCTACCGAACCCGAGTGAGCGGACGGCGCCGGCCGTCCACAGCGCGGCGGCCAGCACGGCGCCGCCCATGAAGACATTTCCGAGCATCCTGCCATCAATAATCGCGTCGTTGCCGTCGCCGGTCACATGGGGCAGGTCCCTCGCCAGGTTATAGTCGGCGGTCGAGAAGCCGTTCACGTCCCATTTTCCATCGAACAGCAGCAGGCCCATGCCAATAGTGACGCCCCCGACAGCGTTGCTGTGGGAGGTGAGTTGCAGTTTGATGCCGTTGAGCGTCGCGGTGGCTGGCACTGCATGGTCGAAGCGCAGAAATAGCGATGTCTCGTCGTCGGTCTTGAGGTTCTTCCCGACAAATCCCCTGTCCCGAGTGTTGTCGAAGAAGGAGATATTATTCGCGGCGTGAACGTCGCCAGGCGCGGGCGAGAACGTCTCGAGGATTACTTCAACGTCTGCCATCAGGACGTCGCCTCGCGCCGATCTTGATGGGCACGCCGTCGCCGTCCCGCTCGACGTCGATACGATCCGCGGCCAGGGCTTCGACCAGGGCGCGCGTCGTGTTCCGCAACTCTGGCTCTACGCGGGCCTCGGCGGCAGCGCCATCGTCGTGCCAGCGGCGGCCCGTAGCCGTGGGCAGGTTGTAGCCCGAGAGGGAGAACGCCCGACCGCCCTCCAGGCCGAGGGGATGATCCAGGGGCCAGTCGAGCAGGATCTTGAACTCGGAGACGATCGCGCGGGTGGTCATGTAGGGCACCGGCGTTGCGCGGGCCACGATGCCGCGAGTGTCGTCTCTCTCGATCGTGATGTCGTGCAGCAGCAGACCGCCGGCGCGCTCCCGGCCGCGGCGAATCACGAAGCGAACCAGTGGCAGCGAGTCGTCGAAGCCTGAGTCGATAAGCTCCCTGCCGGAGAGTTGGCGGCACGGGATGACGTCTGGCCGGCGCTTCGACATGATCCGCGTTGCCAGAAGCGACGCCATCTCGTCTGAAGCCGCTGCGCGCTCCTCCCTGGATACCGTGCGGGAGTCGAGCAGGGTCACGCCAAGAGGCACGACCTCGATCGGGTCGAAGACGGGCAGGAGCTCCACGGGCATTTCCTCCTCACAGCGGCGTCCCAGGTCCCGTTGGGACTCCGCGAACGAAGCCGGTCTCTTCACGCGCGTCAAGCCACTCGGAGGCCTCGATTTCCCGTGGAGCAGGCTCCTGCCCGTCCGGCACCCTCGCAAGCCGGATCCGATCCACCATAATCGCGAGCATCTGCTCCTGCTTGGTCGTCGATCCCGTGAACACCTCGGCCACGTCCGCCGCGAGTGCCGCCGCCATCGCGTTGCGGAACATCACATCCATTAGCGAGACGTCGGTAATTTGGGCCGTGTAAAGGATGTTGAGGGGCGCGCCCTGGTCGGTCAGGATCTTGCGGCCCTCGACCGTGTAGCGGTAGACCCCCTTGTTCTCGTCGACCTCGAGCAGTCGCAGGCAGTTGTTGGGGAGCGTGTAGGCGTTGTCGAACTGGAACACCGGCGCAGCGGCGTCCTTGGCGAGCCCGACGCGCACGCTGGCGAAGTTCCAGGGGTGGGCGCGCAACACGTCGTCGCGCACGTCCGGGAACCGCTCGAGCAG